CCTGAGGTTTTGATGAAAGAAAATGCATTGTCATCCTGAGCATAAACGGGTTGATTGATATCCGTGATAACTGCACCGGTAATCGGCAATTTTACAGAACCAGATTTGATGGTTCTAACATTGATCGCGGCTGCATCGCCGGTTGAATTATCGGCCTGTTTTTCACAAAACCCGGCAAATTTATCAACAGATGTTAAAGGCCGCGCGTGGCCGGATGCGATAACTACTCCTACCGCCGATCCTTCATAAATGATATCGGCAGCGATAACCGGAATTTCATTTCGTTCTCCGAGTTCAAAATCGTTATATTCATTTTTCGTTTTTGTAGCCATTAGTTAAGCCTCCTTTTTGCTTTTCAAAAGTTCTTGTCTACCGTTTGAATCGTTCTTAAAATAAGCCTTGAACGATTCAAAATCACTTGAGAATTCATTCCGCAGCGACTTATCACAGTCCCAAACTAACTTTGCCTGTTCGTCAAGCGGTAGATCCGGGTCAATTGGTTTTTTGCCTTCATCTGCCGGCACAATTGCGACAACAGGCTTGACACCATCAGCGGCCAGCTTTTTCGCAGCATCTCCACGGATGACCTTTTCAGCGGCAAGCACCTGGACAGCCGCCTCGGGCCCGGTTGTTTTGCCGTCATACATCAGACCGGAAATGAGTGTTTCATGGCCCAGCATGTTCTGATCCGAAACACCTTTGATTCTGTCGCGCTCGTCTGTTGCTCCGAGTTTAACATTTTCCTGCTTTGCATCGGCCCTGATTTTTTCCAACAGCGCCGGCGCATCTTTTTCTAATACTGCCATGGTAATTTCCATAACTTCTTCTCCTTTTATGGATGGTTTTTGTTTTGCACCATCTTTCGGCGCTGGTTCTTCGATCATGTTTTTTAATTGTTCTGGCACGTTTTTATAGTTTTTCAGTTGATTAAAAACTTTCATATTTTTGGGGTCCGACGTGCCTGTTACTTTATCTGCAAAACCAAGCTCAACGGCTTCTTTCGCCATGAACCATGATTCAGCGTCCATTAATTCAGATATCTTGTCATTTTCAAGACCGGTTTTGTCTTTATAAACAGATACCAGGCTGTCCTTTACTTTTACCAGCAGCTTTGACATTCTTTCCATATCTTTAGCATCACCGCCGTAAACACTTGCCGCTGGATTATGGATCATCATAAAAGCATTTTCAGGCATTTCAACGGTTCCGGACATTGCGATAACTGAAGCAATCGAGGCGGCCAGGCTGTCAATCTTTACAAGGATATTAGCCGGGTGAGATTTCAATGCGTTATAAATTGCAAGCCCGGCGAACACGCTGCCACCATCGCTGTAAATTTTGACGACAATCTGTTTCGAGACAATTCTTCTTACAGCTTCAACGATATCTTTTGCGTCAAGTTCATCCCAAAAATCGCCAATAATTCCGTACAATAATAATTCTGCCGTATCTTCGTTTTCATTTCTTATTTCGTAATTATTTATTTTCATTCTTGCGCCCCCGCCTGTGCCGGTTCTTGTATCAAATCAGCAGGGTCAGGCATCAACCCATCTTTGATCTGTTTTTTTTGTTCCTTGACTTGCTGTTTATGATTTTTGTCCCAATCGCCACTGGTCAATTTGGTTGTCTCTTCGGCAAGTGTTGAAAACCTACCGTCAACCCGTTGCTGTGCAGCTTTAACGGCCTTTGATTCATCAATCTGGCCCTGTGCATCGCCTATAAATTCGCATCCAAGATATGCCGCCTTAATTGCCGGGTCTGATAAATACCCAGGCGCTGCAATTCTTTCGTTTGCCACCGCTTCAAACATCCAAATTTCATAAACGAGTTTTAAAAAATTATCAGATAACCAGCGTCTTTCAGACATGACGTATTTCATAAATTCAAGGATAGCGCCACGAGCTGCCGAATACGAAGACTGAAAATGTTTGACAAGGATTTCGAACGGCATCTCAAGACCGACACCGACCTGCCGTAAAACAGACATTACAAAACCATCAAAGGCTGTATTCGGCCTGCCCGGATTTGAATCGTGAATCTTTTCGCCGGCAGCTAAATCAACCATCATGCCCGAACCAAGTTTATTATCTTTATCGGTTGATTTCGCCCCGGTTTCACCGCCAATATTTGTGAAGTCAAGACCGCCCTGGCCGTTTTCGGTTTCAATGAATACGGTAAAAAACGAGGATATAACCGCCGCGTCAACTTCGGCCTCACTGTATCTGCCTAATTGTTTCAGGGGTTCAATAACTGCGGCCAAATCTGGAACGCCACGGCTTTGGCCTGGGCGTGTAGGGTTGAATAAATGAATAATGTTTCTAAGCCCCGTATTTTCTCCGAAAGCTTTTACTTCATCCCATTTCATATTTGGTGTTATGCTACCTGGGTGATTTTGTAATATAAAATATTTTTCAGGTGCCCCGTAATTATCTCTTTGAATGCCGCCCGACAATGTATCCGAATCGGCTGCGCTGTTATTATTTGTTACCCGGTCGGCTTCAATAATCTGCAATTTTAAATCATATGGACACCCAAGGCGTGTGGCCCGTGGCAACAAAATAAAAACGTCACCGTTTTCTTTTGCCTGTTGGTAGGCCTGCTTGCTGCGATCAACACCATTTAAGGTTCTTGCAATATCAGTATCCTTCGAGTCCCAGAATAACCGCCATTCACGCTCTGTTTTGGCTTCCCATTCATCGGCCTGTTCATCTGTGAGGCTTAAAACATCACGATCAATTCGAGACTGCAGACGTAACCCTGTACCAACAACGCTGGTGACTTTTGTTTTTATGGCACCAGCGGCGAGAGGATTGTTGCGCACAAGGTCACGGCTGCGGTCCCTGAGGGTAGGGAGATCGTATAAAATGTCTGAATCTGCATCATTTCCGCGTGGGTTCCATTCTTTTGTAGACCGTCTTGATTTACTGGCTCCGGTATAGCTATTGAAAACTTCCATGGCCATCCGGGAGCGCATACGCCTGGCAGCTTTGACAGGTGCAAAATAAGAAAAAGCCTTATCGACAAAATTGGATTTGACTTTAGCCTTTAATTTTCTTCTGACTTTTTTCAAGTCGGGGTCCCCCCTTTAATGCCGATACCACCGCGCGTCAATTTCTGAACCTTCGCTTCCCAATAGTCTATTGTTTCACGGATGGAGCCGAGATCGGCCCGCGAAAGTGACCGCCCTGCAATGGAATAGCTTTGACCTGTGGCCACCGCATCTTCAGCGGTCAACCATAAAGTCAATTTTGTTTCGGCTTGTGCGAGTGTGATACCTGCCATTTTGCCCTCATTACTTAATGACGCATGTATAAATAATAATGTAAATTTACTTATAACACACTTTTCGACATAAATCTGTTGGTAATGAACTAAAACTGGATTTTGCACGGATAAAAATGGATTTTGCACGGATAAAAATGGATTACGTGAGGATTGAAAAAGAGATACTTAAAAAAATTAGTGAGCTTGCAAAGAAGGATAACCGGACGGTAACTGGATATGTTGAAAATATTCTAATTCAACATATCAATGACTCTCAATAGAATTTTTTAACCGGCCGCCTGTGCGCTGTCCAAAGAAATTATTTAAATGGTCCTTATGAAAAATGGGCATATCAGAATGGATAAGCGCACCGGGCAGGCCACATTCAACTAGCTTTTTTAATGTACTGGTTGACATCCCAGACCACTCCTCTATTTCCGTCCAACCAAAAAGAAACTTCCTATCTTCTGGTATTTTTTTTTTCATCTTATCCCTCGGTTGAAATTATTAAATATATTACCTATATTTAAAACATAAAAAGATTGTGATCCATCTTGATTATTTGCATTAACAATCTTTGAAATATAAGTTTCCGTATATATATTTTTGTTTATTTTTTCTGTTGAAATAATCCCTTTTATTTCGTATGAAAAACCTATCAATCCCTTTTCGATAGTGATAACCCATGTTTTATTAGAGTTTTCAGCAAGCTTTTTTGGCTGGAAAAATCTATTTAAAATCCACGGCAAGAGATCGCCAAGTATCGTTTTTGCCTCTTGAATTGAGAATCTAAAACTATATACTAAATAGCCACCAAACATAACGGTGAACGCTTCTTCAGGTGTATATTTTTTTAAATAGCCGCGCTCTGTTTCGGAGCCTTCATAACATTCTATAAATTCTCTGTTCCAGCGTTTCCACTTCGCAAAATTAACACCAAACAATTCAGATAAATTCTTATTTGTCATTTCAATCATCGTATCCCCCTACTTCTAACTTTACGCTGTTTTCTCATAGCCACCACCGGTTCCTGCCCGCGTCCCTTGGCTGCATAATTAAGTTCTAATGCATCCCATTGCATCGTGGCAATACCTGCCCGTATCGCAGCAGCATAACAATAAACTTCAGCATCAAGGGCATGGTTTTGTCTATTCCCTCTCACATTTTGCCACGCCTTAACCGGAAAGCCTTTTTTATTATATGTTGTCACAAGTTTTTCGGCGGTTATTTGCTGATAATATTCATCGTCAATGCCGACAGGAAAATGATAATATCCAAGGCCGGGCTCTATAAGATTGAATCTTTGATAAATTATAGACTTTGCCGAATCGGTTCCTACCGGCCAAAGCTGAACACCGTTTTTTATTGTAGATCCCATGTAATCAACATCTTTTTTTGCTGGACGGCCAAGAATCGGCTGGTTTTTTTTCTGGCTCCCGTATATGGCCATGACTACCGGCCGCCGCCGTCTACAATAATTATAAACAATGTGTGTGTTATCTCCCGAATCAACCGCCGCCGATGCAATCCGCAAACCCACCCCTGATTCGTGCTTAAACTCCATGGCCAGAATATTGTCGTGCTGGTCCCAAACCTCCTGCTTTGTAACGTCCCCGAAAATCCTGGTCCAGTAAACCAGCCAATTTTCTTCACCCCGGCCCCAGGCCCTGACAACTATATCAAGCCTGTTATCGTGGACGTCTGTGCCGGATGTGACAAGCAGGCCGCCCGACGGAACGGTTGTAATCTTGTAGGGCTCTGCTCTGGATGACAGGGTTTTCCATGCTGGGCGTGATCCTCTTTGCTCGAACGTTTCGGCCATGATGGTATTAGCAAAGGTTTGTAATTTTTCAGCACTATTTTTTGCGGCAAGGAATATTTCGACAATCTTAATCCAATCATTTACCCACCCGACCGGCGTATAGAGTGCATTATATTTAAACCCTCTGACTTTTCTTTTTGGATATTTGTGGACATAAACGCCCCGGGGCAGCATCCATTCTTTTTGATATTCGTCTATCATTTTTTTACAATGGATGCACTGGTACTGCGCTTTGATGACTTCGCTGTCATCGTTCCTTTCAAACTTTATGCCAAACTCAGTTTCCTTACCCCCGAACTCCAAATATTGAAGCTCTTTACAATGCGGGCAGGGCACTTCAAACCGGCCCTGGCTACTGAGCTTATACGCATCCTCGATATTAGACATATCTTTTAAGAGGGGCGTTGAGTTTTTGTAGATTTTTCTATTCTTAAACGTGCCGGTCCGCCTGTCTGACAGTTCCCCGGGATCTCCATCAGCCCCGATTGAACGCTCGATACCGTCAAAATCGTCCAGCATCATATACCGTACAGACTCAGACCGATAAACAGCCCCGGAGTTTGAACCGGCAAACCGCCAGGAACCGCCAGGGAATATTTTTTCAAGAATCGTGTTGCCTGAGTCTTTTATTTTCCTGTCTTTGATTTTGCCTTTTAAGCGCCCTGAATTTTTAATAGTCGTATTTAATGTGGGTGTTATTTTCTTTTTTGAAAACGATTCTGCCAGCGTGCCGGTCGGTTGAACACAAAGCGACGGGCCCGGGCTCATATCAGCGCTTGCAAGCAGAAATATTATTCCGATTGTTGTACCGGCTAATTGGGTAGGTTTTTGAACCACAACCTCCTCTGTGGGGCTTGACGGCGAAAGCTCAAGTAAGACCTCTTTGACCATGGGCGTCCTGCCGCTGCGATATTTTCCATACTCTTTTGTGGATTCACGGGGCAGGTATAGATATTTATCGGCCCATTCAAGAAAGTTTAGATTCTCGTCTGGCTCCAACCCTTTTTTTATTGATTGTGTGTATACTCCCACTATTCAGAAAGCCCCTTCAGTGCGTGTATAATTTCGTTTAATAGTTTTTCGTGAATTTTTATTGATTCTGTTTCAACTGCAAGCTGGTCTGAAATTCTATCCGGGATTGAAACCATGGCGTCCCTGATTTGACGGCCCAGCTCGAAAGCTTCTTTTTCGACTTCGGCAGCCGGCACGAGTACGCCCCGCCGTTCGTCAACATCCAGTTTTGCTTTTGCCGCCTTAAACCATTCGTGCTGCCGCCGCGCTTCGTTCAATGTTTTATCTTTTGTTTTTTCAAGACCAGCCGCTTCAATTACCTGCTGCTTATCCTGGTCGGTATTAATTTTCTTTTTTTGTCGGGATGGATCAAAGTTATCCCTCCGAATCTGATCGGCTATATCCACGTTGACCAACGGTTTTTTTTTACCGGGCAAGTAAACCAGCGCCGCAACAATACTGCCTTTCTTTAAAAGTTTAGTAACCGCCGCCCCTGAACAGCCGACATGCTTTGCATAGTCTGTTAGGCTTAAAAGATTTGACATAGTGCCTTTCGAAAAATTAACCTCAAATTTTACCCTGCCGCTGGAAAAATATAGGGCTGCGAGTTATC